GCCCTGTGATGTGACTTTCGTCATTATTTTGACGTTATAAGATGTATTTGAAATATGTAACTTTAGAAATTTTAGGGAACTCAGCACATAATATTAGTTAGGGAACTACTAATTAAACTAGTCATTTTGGACCAAAAAACTCTCTAATTTTAGCTAAAATTCCTAAAATTAGAGTTGAGCGTGATTATTGGTTTCTAAAATTAGTGACAAAAGGTCTAAACTTTGAGAGGTGCCAGTTCCCTCTCGTTATTCTATGGCAACGTAATATTTAATTATTGCAACTGCACCCAATTTGTGAGTGTAATACCAAGCGTTGACTCCAAATGTCAAATCTTCGGTAAGCGCTACAGAAACAGGCTCTTCTGTCCAGAATTTTTTGTCATCGTCGCTTGGCAAGAACTCTTCTGGTACAGCGATAATTAAAAGACTATCGTCTCTATGTATAACTTGCGCACCAAATAGATCGCATGTGTACCCTTCTTGTGTGATTACTTGTATAGTCATTTCATATCTCCTTTTGAGATTTTGTGCCCCAGCCCCGAGGCACGGTAGCCGACTTGTTTGTCGACCTTATAAGTATAGTACCGCACTACATCTACAATGTAAAGTATTTTACTATATTTATTGTATCATCTGAGACAGTAAATCTTGGATACCTTCAAACTGCAAAGCTTGACCATATGTGGTATTCTGTCAGTCAACTATGGATGATCAATATTTATCAATAATTCCTCGGCGCAGACTATGGGCGCAATTTTATGTCGCATGCAATAATGGTTACCGAGCGGGGCAAATGTGTGGCTACAGTGAGTCGACGGCAAGGGCATGTATGTCGCATTTTGACAGCGATACGCTTTTGCAAGGTTATGTACAGACACTAATGACTGCGGTCGCTGAAGAGTTGCACATAACCGCAACTGTAGTGTTGCGTGAGTTAATGATGATCGGACTGGGTGACATCCGTCAATTATTTGACGAGCAGGGGCACCCTAAACCTATACACGAGTTAACTTACTCACAGCAGCGCATGATTACGGGGTATGAAATTAAGGAAATGGGTGGTGAGATGATGGTGACACCTAAAATTCACGATCGAGTCAAAGCGTTGGAATTAATTGGCAAGCATATAGACGTCCAAGCATTTAAAGAGATTAGCGAGATTAAAAACATCACGCCTCCGGTACTTGACAATCCAATATTAATAGCAGAACAATTCGCAGCGAGTATTATTGATGCTGAGACTAGTTGATTATGTGAGAGCCAAGGCAAAATCACGTAACAGTTTATTTTTAGTGTTACCACATGTCACCACTATTTGTCGCGCAATCGAATTGTGCATTGCCGGTGAACTGCCTGATGGTAAGCGTAATTTAGTTATTAATTTACCCCCACGATTCGGTAAAACGGATTTGCTGGAAGCGGCGGTTGAATGGTCGATTGGGCACTTGCCGGACTCACTATATATACTTAGCGCATATGTCAAAGAGAGAGCCAAGGAAAGTTCTGATAAAATTCGCAATACAATGCGCGAAGAATGGTATCGCTCGATGTTTCCCGCTGCTAACCTCGATAGGGCTCGCTCGGATCGCATGGATGAGTTCCATACTACCATGCGCGGGGGGCTACGAGCGGCGGGTGTGGGTGGTGCTATAACTGGTTTTGGTGCAGGGCAAAAGCGTAAAGGATTTGCCGGCTTTTTTGGGATTGATGACCCCATCAAACCTGGTGATTCACGCAGTGAGATCATGCGTAAGAAAAATATTGATTGGTATACGGGCACCGCGCAAAACCGACGAAATAAGACCGACACCCCTTATATTTTAATAGCACAACGCACCCACCCGGGTGACTTATCAGGTTGGGTGCTTGCGAATGAGCCGGAACTGTGGTATCAGGTAAAAATACCCGGACATGACCGCGTTGCTGATGTTGCAACTTGGGAATCGACCGCATCATTAGGTTATCTTAAAAAACTTGAACAAGTGGATGAATTTACATACTGGTCACAGTATCAGCAAGAACCGCGCCACCCCACGGGTAGTGTTATAAAAGAGGAGTGGTGGCAGTATTATAGTGATTTGGAAGAAGTCAAGAAGCGTTGCCGCTTGACTTTCATCACAGCAGACACCTCGATGAAAACCAAAGACGCTAACGACCCTACTGTATTTCAGTTCTGGGGTGCCGAGGATGATAAACGACTGTATTTGTTAGACCAAGTGCGGGGCCGCTGGGCATTTCCCGATTTAGTTAGGCACGCTAAAGTGTTTTGGGATAAGCACTCGGACTTGGTGCACGGGATTGCGCCGGTCGGTATGTTTATTGAGGATAAAGTGAGTGGGACAAGTCTTATCCAAGTACTTGAAGAATATACCGAAATTAAGGTAATCCCGTGGTTGCCGAGTGATTTTGAATTGCAGGGCGACGATAAGGTATCACGAGTTAAGGCGGCCAGTTGGTCGATTTATGAGGGTAAAGTGTGGTTGCCTGGCGCTGAAACGGCACCGTGGGTCACCGGGTTTGTGGATGAATGCACAGGATTTCAGGCCGATATGTCACATACGCATGATGACCAAGTCGACACGATGACAATGGCCGTGCTGACTTGGTCTATCATTAAGTAAAGTACTAGTTAGATGCTTCGATGATTAAGTCATCTTCGTCCAAACCCCAATATTCGAGTGCCTCATTAATTGCGTCACATAAAGTCCCCTCATGCGCAAGATACCAAACCTTACCGGAGGTGCTACCAGTATAGCGCGCTATGTAGTAGTCATCGTCAGTGGGGTCTCTACTTACGGTTAGTGTGTACATGTTGTTTATCTCCTATTCGATATATGAGCGCGTCGAGTGTGATTTCCGGGATTGGTGGATTATCACTCAACCACTGGTAGATTGTTGAGCGTGACCGGCCAATAATTCTCGCACACTCAACAACTTTGTTATCCCAAGTTTCCCCAGGTAATGATTTAATTAGACTTTTTAGCATGTGTTTCAAGTCTAGCTGCCAGTATCATTATTAAAGTGTTTATTCTCGCAGTAATCAGACCGCAAATTGCTGCGGTTTCGTCTGTCTGTTCTTTAGAATAAAGCTTTACACTTCGTTGCAGTTGGTCAGTGAAAGATGGTTGAAGCTGAGTGTTCAGGCGGCAAACTGAGTCTAATAGACCCGACACATCTTGACCTTTGTCCGCCTTTTCATTCACAACCACCCCCAGCAGAACCTTTATTGTTGATTGTGCATCATCGCTGATGGCTGAGTTATCAAAGTGGATAAACACTTCTTTTATGTTTAATAAAATCTTTTTGCTTTGATCTATTATTACTGTATTCATAATCTTAATCTCTCTATTGTTTGCTAGTGTGTGAGTGCAGTATAACACTTGTCTCTAAAAATAGAAACTATTAATTAGACTTTTTAGCATGTCTGTACACTTCCCGTTTTGACACTCTTCTTAATCCTTGCTCTTCGTAGTCATTTTCGCATGCGCCCTCTGCGATTGTGATATCAATTGATGCTTCGACAATATAAAAACGAGGTGCCGAATTACCGGGTTTGCGGAAATCTTTTTGTCCAACTGCAATGATATCACCCTGTTTAATATTTTCGAGTTCGCAAACACCCCCATAACCGTGCTCACCTATAAAATCACCAAAACTAAAATTACCTTTTTTATTATCTATAAAGTCAACTTTAGCAATCCAAGGTTTACTGTAACGTCTTTCGTTGTATACACCATTTTCGATTGATATTTGCATAATTTAATCTCTCTATTGTTTGCTAGTGTGTGAGTGCAGTATAACACTTGTCTCTAAAAATAGAAACTATAATTAACTATCAACACTCGGTTTGTCATTGCTTTTTAGATGATATATAATTGCAAGATGACTGATGACATAAATGATAGATTGATTGGACAAATTGAGGCTACTTTGACTAATATCGCAAATAGTTTAGACAATATGCAAAATGAGATTAAGGAGCTGCGAGTTGACGTAAATTCTAGGTTTTTGCAAGTTGAGCGGACAACTATCAATCACTCTTTAGAATTAGTTGCTATTGTATCGCTCAAAGATCAGATCAATGCGTTGACAATTAAACAAAACAAAGTGGTCGATAGGTTAGACGGGATTGATAAATGGCGTTACAAACAGATCGGCATGATCATTGCCGGTACTTTATTATTGTCTTGGGCGGGTGCCCCGCTCATATTTAAAATCTTTGGGGTGCATATTTAGTTATGTCTCGTCGCAATCGCAAGCGTACAAAGACTACTAATAGTCGTGTAGTGTCAAGTGCAGGTCAAGGTCAAGCTCAAGATCATGGTAATAATGCGCGGATACAGCGATCAAGCTCACACCCACTCGACCGCACTCGGTCGGCAAGCCTACAGTCGCGCGAATGGGGTGAGTTATACTATAAAGAGTGGACAGCTCGCAAAATTGTTGATATTCCGGTCCAGGACATTTTGCGCAAAGGCTGGACGTACAGTGGTCTTGGTGATGACCAAACTTGCACACTCACCTCGGCATTATCTAAATTACAATTTAATCGTGCACTTCGACAAGCTCTTAAATTAGAGAGATTAGTTGGCGGGGCAGTGATTGTGATGGGTTTGCGCAGTGATGACGACGCAAGCAAACCGGTTGAGCACTCTGCAATTTCAGAAGGTAATTTAATATTTACCAACGTTATTCCGCGCAGTCGTGTATCTCAGCTTGAGTATGACACTAACCCGCTTAGTGCGCGCTTCGGCAAGCCGGAAACTTATCATGTTATTGGGCAAGCTGTGCATCATAGTCGATTGTTAATATTTGATGGTGATCCGCTGACTGACAACGAAGCCACAGATATTGGGTTTATAAAAGGTAGTTATGACGGTTTTGGTGTGTCAGTACTCGCTGCAATTTATGACGATATAATACGCAGTGTGAGCGCTCGACAGTCTGCTATGCAGCTAATACAGCGTGCAAGTATAGTGCTCATAAATAACGGCAGTCTTAAAGCACAACTGAGCACGACCGGTGGTACTGATGCTATTGCCGCATTACAAACAATGACAGATCAAATGAGCATGTATCAAGCGGCTATGATCGACGGCAAGGAAATTAATATTGATCAGTGGTCTGCATCATTCGGCGGCGTCCCTGAATTATTGCAACAGTTTTTACAGATTATCAGTGCTGCTAGCGATATCCCGGCTACTCGATTTTTAGGTGAGGCACCGGGCGGGCTTAATGCCACTGGTAAGTCGGATTTAGAAAATTATTATAATGCGATTGATGACGGTCGAGAGTCACGTTTGCGCCCGCAGCTTGAAAAGTTTTTAAGGGTCGCACTACCCTCTATACTACCTGAGGTTAACCCCGAAAGTGTCGAGATAGAATTCCCACCAATGTGGTCACCTTCCGAAAGCGATGCCGCTACGACTCGTGGTGCCGACTCGACCGCACTAACTAACTTAGTATTACACGATGTGATTACCCCCGAGCAAGCTCTCGAGGCTCTAAGTGCGTTGGGGCATTATGACTTTGAGGGTACTAACTAATGCCTCTAATTCTCGGTAGTGATGCGCGCGGCGGGAAAGGGTCAAAGCGGGGGGTGGCGGCTAAAGTTACTAAATCACATGAGGTCGAATATCGTAAGGCATTACTCGGACTGACTGTAATGCTCAAGCGACAGACCATGTTGATAGCTCGTGCAGTTTCAGCAGGTGAGTCAATGACCACAATTCAATCTAGGGTACAATCTGAATTACGTCAAGCTAACTTAAGGTTTGATTCAGCGGCAGCCAATGTAGCAGCATCGAGTATTGTTAAAATGGATGATGCTAATCGCCGAAAGGTTGAAAAAATATTGCGTAAGACGCTAGGTGTTAGTAGTGCTGAGATATTATCAAGTAAGGCGGTCGCCGGTGTCATCGACAAAGCGTTAGCCGAAAATGTCAGCTTGATATCGAGTATCCCCGCTGAGCACTTTAAAAATGTACAGCGTGCAATTCTTGATAATTTTGAGGGTAAGGGTTTTAAAGAAGGGTCATTAACTAACCGATTGCGTGCACTAGGATCACAAACCGATCAAAGAGCTAGGTTGATTGCTCGTGACCAGACCGCCAAATTTATTGGTGCACTAAATTCTGTTAGGCAGCAGGATGTCGGGATTGAGCGATTTATTTGGCGGACGGTGCAAGATATCAGGGTGACCGGTGCCCCCGGTGGACCTAACGACCCTTCCCGATCTCACGGTGATCATTTTTCCCGCGAAGGTCGAGTTTATCGGTGGGATACACTGCCAGCCGACGGCGGGCCAGGTGAAGCAATACAATGTCGGTGCTTTGCTGAACCTCTAATTGAGTTAGAAAAGGTGATTGGAAATGCTTTATGAACGTACACAAGTTGGTCGAGATTGGCAGATAGATGACAATGGCTTTTTGAGAATTACGATACGCTTGATTAGCTGTGGCGTTATGGGGTATGGTCGGGGGGAGTTGGGTGATGACCCAAAACTTGATGGGCTACCAGATGTTGTTAGTGTCAATGTACCACCAGATGCCATATTTAACCCGCACGCTATGCAAAGCATCGAGGGCATGCCAGTCATCGGTGGCTATCACGAGTGGATCGAAGCGGATAATGAACGCAAGAATCATGAAGTGGGTAGTGTTGCAGGTGAAGCGCGTAGGTCTGGGCCGTATCTCGAAGTTGATCTATCAATTAGAGACCCGGAGGCTATTGCAAAAATCAAGTCAGGTGAATTTACTGAAATATCAAGTGCTTACACAGCGCAATACACTGTGGAACCTGGTGAGTATGAAGGGGTGGGTTATGACGTTGCACAAAATGCAATACGTTTTAACCACGTTGCCCTGCTACCACCCGGCGAAGGTCGTGGCGGTCGTGAAGTGCGAATCTTAAATAAACAAACTGGAGCGGAATCGATGGAAGTAACAACAATAGAGTTGGCAGATAAGCGTGCGATCCGCGTAGTTAATGCGGATGCAGCGGTACTGAGTGGTGCGCTTGCAATGCATGTGCACAATGAAGCTTTAAGTGCTCAGGCAATCGAAGCGGCTATGAACAGCGCGGATGAAGCCAAGGTTGAAATGACTAATGCTGAGGAAAAATTGGCAGAAGCAATGGGTGTCATTAACCAGCTAAAAGATCGTATTGAAGAGCTTACGTCAGGTGATTCGCTCGAAAATATGGCTGAGGAAATGGCTGAGGAGCAAATGAATTCAGTCGATGCTCTCGTTGACAATGACGCTTACGAGGATAAAGAAAAAGCAAATAACTCTATTAAGGGTCTACGAGGTCACAAGTTGCGACTACATGTAGTTAACGCAATCCGTAAAGAGCCGTTAAGTGATGATTTCGCGAAAGACGAATCATTTGTAAAGGGTGTATTTAACACCATTCGCGAACTCACGCCGAAATCTAAATCCAAGGTTGCGGGTTCTGAGGTTTTTAATAGTGATCGAGCAAAAGTGACTAACAAAGATTCGTTAGGTTACAGTGCTTATAACGAATATAAAACCGGAGGTAAATAATGAGTGGTTTCCGAGGTACAATCCAAGGCAGTGTACAAACTGATTATTTTGATCATCCGAGCCGCGGTTTCCCGGGTCAAATTGCAACGCAGGGTGACCCTCAGTTGATTGACAGTTACCCGGTTAGTGATGCCTGTGTTATCCGGGGGGGGGTGGGGGTGGTGCAAGACACAGCTCTAACTATCCCTGCGGGGGTTTATGCTGACCGACCTGCACCGTTTTCAGTTATGTCACCGATTGCTGCGAGTGTTGTTGCTGATTTTGCTGGCATTGTGGTTCGTGACAGCGCTCAAGAAAACGATGATACAGGTAACCCAATTTGGTCACCAGGCAACATGGTCCCAGTTATGCGACAAGGGCGAATATTTGTGTTAGCCCCAGTTGCGATCACAGCGGGTGATGCGGTCTTTATGTATCGTCAAGACACGACTGGTCACGGTAACCCGATTGGTTCGTTTACTAATGCGGCCGCAGGTATTGACACTCTCGAACTAACTAATATTAGATGGTACGACAGCACGGTCGCAAACTCCATTGCAATAATTGAAATAGGATATTAATCATGCCTTTTACTTTTGGTTCAGACCCTTCACGCACCAGCGCGCTGGAGTTAGTTTATGGTGCTTTTGAGGACATCAGCGTAGCATTTCGAGATGTCAAATATGGTGAATTGCAATGGCGCGAAGTGATCCCGGAAGCCTCTGTTGACACAGCGGTTAATCCGGGTGCAACGGAACGCTCATATCGTGTGCGCGATTGGCGCGGGCAAGGCTCGTTTCGTGGTCGTCACGATCAGTCAATCCCGACAGTCGGTCGTACAATCGGCAAAAACCGAATCCCAATCGAAGTTGCCGGTGTTGCTGCTATTTTCGATCGCGAAGATGCGCGTCAGGTGCAATTTGGTTATAACGAGAGTTTGCTTACCGACCTACCTAAACATATGCGTATGGCGTGTGAGCGCCACGTTGAAGGTTTAATGTTTTATGGTGACGAAAACGTGGGGTTCGACGGTTGGTTAAATTACCCAGGGGTGCCGGTTGGTACCGCCGCAATTGGTGCGGGTGCGTCATCGTTGTGGGTTAATAAGACTCCTGATGAAATCCAATTTGATATTAATAGCGCGATATCAACGACATGGGTTAATAGTCGTTTTGTGCATTTACCGGACACCGTCTTTATCCCCGGTGATCAATTTGCATTTATCAGCTCGCAGACGATTAATGATGCTGCCGGTAAATCAATTCTTGAGTACATCAAGATGGCAAATGTGTACACAGCCCGTACGGGTCAACCGCTGGATATTAAACCTATTCGGTATCTTGACGAAGCGGGCAGTGGTAATACCGCCCGATTAGTTGTTGCTGAGTATAAGGACTCTGATAATATTATGGTGCCGTGGCCGCTACCTTTTCAATTGTTAGAGCCTCAAGAGCACGGTTATGATGTTAATATTTATGCCGAGTATAAAATTGGGTCTTATCATATGCCTTATCCAGCATCAATGAGTTATACGGACGGAATTTAATTTATGAAAATCACAATTAAAAATCACATGTTGTCACCTCTAACTCTACACTTACCTATGCTTATTGACGGTCGTGGGAAACCTAAGGCGTCTGACACTACAGCGCGGTTGACATTATCACCCGGTGGTGTTGGGTCAGTCGACAAAGACGTCTGGGAGAAGATGCAAAAAGGCAATGCCGCACTGCGCGGGCATTTGATGGTCGGTCGTATTACCATTTCCGAAAGCGCACTGACACCGTCCGAACCAACTCGCGCTGACAACACTGATGCGGTTAAACCTGAGTCACTGCTGCCTGAGGCATCGAACACTGATAAAATCAAACATGAAGTAAAAAGTGTGGAAAGCGCGCAGGGCATTGCACCGGAACCGAAGCGCGCTAAGTCTAAATAGATGATGCCGACCATTGTCGAATTCCGGGAGTTATTACCAGAATTTACTGAATCAGTCGCCGATAATGAGACTGTACAATTCTGGTTAGACCGCTCGACCCTGCAATTAACGCCGGGTGCTTGGGGTGTCTGTTTTAATGATGCGGTGATCTACTTATCCGCCCATCAGATTGGGTTGACCTCACAGCGTGCTAGTGCTGGTGTAGTGGGTGGTCAGGTTGGGGCCGGGGCAATATCGTCGAGTAGTGTCGATGGGGTGTCGGCTTCCTTTGCTACGCCAGATTATTTAGTTAGCGGTACAAAAGAGGAAATTGCACTTGCTCGCACACCTTACGGGCAAGACTTTTTGGCCTTGCGTGAGGTGTGCGTATCGGGCGGTGTACTAATTGGTAACGGTAATGGTCGCAACAGTCAAACAGCGCAACCCTAACTATATTAGTAAATTGTTAAAGCGATATAAGTCTAACAAGGCTGTCGCCATCGGGTTCCCCGTCGGCACTGAAAGTGCGGGGTTAACTTATCCGGATGGTGTGCTATTATTTGATGTTGCAGTTGCCAATAATTTTGGCACTGAGGGCCACCCACGTCGAGATTTTATGACACCGGGTGGTGAGTTGGCTGTCGAAAATACTAAATCAATTGCCAAGGCCGGTATGAAAGGGGTTAACGCAGGCACAGCTAGCTTAGATTCGGTATTGGAAACTATGGGGTTGGAGGGGGCAAGCGCAATCAAGCAGGCTATTGTTGACTTACGTGAGCCCGCAAATTCAGCGGCAACTATTGAGGCGAAGGGTAGTTCTAACCCACTGGTTGACAGTGGTTTGCTATCAGGGTCAACCATGCACAGTGTGCGAGATAAATAGTTATGTTGCCGCTGCCGGTTGCTGTCGCGATTGACCTATTTACTGTATCATTCCCCGCATTTAATGAGCGCGTGGAAATTGTCAACGGTCGCGCGGTAAAGCTACCTAACGACAACTTTACCCTCATAGGTTCGGTGCAGCCGATGACCGATAAGCAATTGCAGTTTTTACCCCAGGGCCTTGAGGCCAGCTCAGGCTTGGTTATTCGCACGCGCCAACTGCTCAATTATTTAAACGAGACCCCACAGTTGCAAACTTTCATAACTGCATACAGTCGAGTGTGGCGTGTGGTGGCTCAGAAAGATTGGGCGTTGCAAGGCGACTATAATAAATATTTAGCAACATTATATATCGAGCGTCTGTGAGTACTTTTAGCGACATACAAGATGGTGTATTTTTATGGGTCGGTAATGTATTGCCGGATAGAATTGTGCAATTTGAGAATCAAAATAGTCGACCCCCTGAATCACCGTATGCCACCATTTTATTTAGCGGCATATCGGCAATGCCTTACGATGTCTCGACTTATGATGCTGATGCGGGCACTCAAACTTTGCGCAACCTATCTTTGTTAACAATTAAATTATCGATATGGGATGGTGCCGCAATGACAGATGCATCACGTCTTAAAGCGAGTGTAGAATCCGACAATCGATTGTTGGACTTGTGGGTCAATATGGGACGTGCTCAAGTAACTAATGTTTTAGATTTGACTAGTGAATATTTAGGGCGATTAAGGCCCCGCGCTGAATTTTCAGTAAGCGGGTATGCTACACTGTCAGAAACGTTTGCTGCGGATTGTTTTGACAGTGTTGATTATACAATTGAGGATGATAGATAATGGCAATAATTAGTGGTAATGACCGAGCGCTGTCACGCGATATCGATGTGATGATCAATGTTAGTCGGCCACAAACTGAGCTAACTACAGACTTGAGCGTCGTGGTCGCTATTGTTCGGACAGGCCCGTTAGACCACGGCGCGAATCGAATCCGATTTTTTAATAGCTTTGTGTCAGTACTCGATATTTTTGACACAAACAGTGAAGCTGCGGCAATGGCTCGTGACTTTTTTGCTCAACCGGTGCGCTCATTGACACTGGCCATTGCTCAGGTTTTTGATACAGCCCAGGCTGGGTTTTTAACCGGCGATACTGTCGGGGGTCTAGCTGATTTTAATGCTATCGCGAACGGGTCATTAAATATTGAGGTTGATGGTGTATTGCAGTCACTAACTGGCTTAGATTTTAGCACTGACTCCACGCTTGCTGCGGTAGCCACACGCGTTCAAGCGGCCTTGGTACTTTCCGGGGCTGTAGGTGCGACCGTGGTTATTAATAATGGCGTAGTACGCATAACTAGCGGTACAATCGGTGATTTATCAGCAGTTATTAACAGCTCAGTCATACCTGCTGCTGGGGTTGATATTGGGGTTTCGGGGTTGTTGAGCATTGAGTCGGGTGATGCGATTTCGACGATGGGATATCTACCAACGGGAATCGTAAATGAAATTGCCATCGTACGGGAAGCTGCTTTGCAATCCGGTCGATTTATTTATGGTTACACGTTAGAGCGTAGTTTTCGGGATACTAGTGATCAATTTTTAGTTGCTAGTGATGCGCAAGCTCACAATAATATATTTGTGGCATTGAGTAATTCGGTGAATGCTTTAAATGCGGCAAGCACTACTGATATTGGCGCCCTAACTAATATTAACGGTCAAGAGCGAACAGTCAATTGGTACAGTGATGTGCCGGATGAGTACCCGGATGTTGCGATGTTAGCCCTGGCGCTTAGTGTTAACTACGCTGCGGCTGACAGTACAATCACACTCAAGTTTAAAAATTTAGTGGGTATCACCCCGGTCGGCATTAACGAATCTGAGTTAGCCGTGCTAACTAATAAAAGGTACAACACATTAACTCGAATTGGTACGGTTGCTCGCACCATTCGGGAAGGTGTGATGGCGGCTGATACGTGGTTTATCGATGAGCGGTTGATTATCGATAATTTCAGCGAAGAGTTGCAAGTGGCGCTCTTTAATGTTTTTTTGCGCGAAGGTAAAGTGCCATTCACGGCGTCTGGGGCTGCACTATTGCAAGCAGCGGCCTCACTTATTGGTGAGCGATATGTGTTTAACGGTGCACTAGCGCCAAGAATGGTTAACGCACCTGAGCTGCAAACAGGTGAGCGCGTCCTACCATCATACGATATTGCATTCACACCTTTGCGGTTAATTACTGCATCAGAGCGTGCCACGCGACAAGGTCCACCGTTTGTGATGACTATTCGATTTGCGGGCGCTATCCATAGTGTCGCATTTAACGTACAAGCACTACCTTAAGGGGGGTTAGATAATGCCACGATCACAGTTTTATGACCAAAACTCACACAGCGTTATTATTAACGGTATCGTGATGAGGGACTTTTATGAGGGCGAGGATGTCATATCGTTTGAGCCACAGGGTGATAATATTGTTGTCACGCGCGGGCTAGACAACAACGCTATTAGTTTTGGCTCACCGAGACCAGGGATACTCACACTTAAGTTCAAACCGACAAGCCCATCGCTTCAATTTCTTTTTGAGTTGTCGCAGCTTGCACATGTGGGGGTGCCAATTCTAAGTCAGGCACTTGTGACCACTGGGGTTGATGATACCCTAACTCTATTTAACTGCGCCGTGAGTGACACGTCTTTTCAAACCGGTGGCCCAACTATGCAGGCTCGCACATTCACTCTCACCGCGTCTAACTATGCTCTGATTGAGACGGGTGGTTTAATTGGATAATCCGTATCGAAAAAAAGAGATTAATGGGCGTGAGTATGCACTGTTACCCATGACACCTATGCTGGCTCTTGATTTTGCGCCAAAAGTTATCAAGGCTGTAGTTGGGAGCCTTGGGGGTGTTGACCTAACCAGCTTAGACAGTGTTAAAATAATGAGGGTGATCGGTAATCTCGATTCAGACACGGTCACCGAGTTATTAAAGTTAGTTTTCAAGACTACTATTAAAACTGCTGAGGGTAAAACACTAGCAGACACACCCGCCTTTGACCACCACTTCGCGCAATACCCGGCAGATATGATACAGGTGGGGTTGTGGGCAATATGGGAAAATAGCAAAGATTTTTTGCTCGAGAACGTCGAGAACTTCCAGTCATTGCTAGCGGCGGGCGCGGGATCACAATCCCTGAAGAATGGAGAAACGACTACTTAGTGAGTCGAGTTATTAAGTCTGGGTTTTGCACGTATGTGCAGCTGTGTGATAACACAGTTAGTATGCCGCAATTTATGCGCATGCTAGAATTGTTAGAATTTAGCGATTGGTTAGAGTCGGAGCAAAATAGAAATGGCGATAGTTGATGAGCTAGTCACCCTGCTTACACTTAAGAGTGATAGTGGTAATGACGGTACGACTCGCAAGTTGTCAGCAGGCCTCGACAAAGTCAAAAATATCGCACTGGCCGCCGGTGCGGCATTAACTGTAATCACAGTTGCCGTTGTTGCATTTACTGATAAAGTTGCTGGACAAGTTGACAGTGGTGCTAAGTTTGCAAGAAGTATTGATCTGGGTTTCGAAGCCTTGCAAGAGTTCGAATTTGGGATCAAAGCTGCCGGCGGATCGGTTAGTTCATTACGGTCTGACTTTGAATCATTTGCGTCGACTGTTGGTGGTATACGCCTCGGTCAACCGAGTGAGGAATTAGCAAGGCTAGGTGTGTCAATCAGTGACGCACAAGGGAATCTTAAAGGGTTTGAAGAACTATTTCTTGATGTTGCAGACGGCCTAACTAAATTCGATACTCTTACAGGTCGTGATTTGGCAAGTAAATTAGGGTTTGGTCAAGACACCATTTTATTATTACAAAAAGGGCGTAGCAACATTCAAGCACTGCGTGCTGAGGCAAGACGGCTGGGTGGGGTTGTGTCCACCGCTGACTCGGCTCAGGCTGCTGCCTACAATTTACAACTTGTAAAAATGCGTACAGCACTGACCGGATTGGCAACAATCGTGGCTGTGTCACTGTTACCTGTACTCACCCCATTGATTGACACGCTAACCGAGTTAGTCGTAGCAAATAAAGAAATAATAGTAAGTGGGCTGGCGACTTTTATTCAAGGTGTCGTTTTTGGATTCCAAAATTTTGCGCGGACAGTGGGGGGTCTTGTCGGTAATCTATTGTCCGTAATCCCCAACCTCGGCGGGTTTACAGATGGTTTATTTACTGTTGATAATATAAGTAAAATGGTCACCGTCGCACTTTTAGCACTGTCAGCAATCCTGGGTGTAATAGCAGTAAAGGTATTGATAGCCTCGACCCCGATCTTATTGATCGGTGCTGCGATAGCTGTAGTCATCCTCATAATTGAGGATATGATTGTGGCATTCCAGGGCGGTGAAAGTGTCACCGGGAAAGTGATTGATTTGATGAAGGTGTACTTTATACTATTTGGTCAGGTTGTAAAATTTATCATTGACAAAGTTATTGATAAATTTAAGTCAATGAGTAAATATTTACTCAATCTACCAAAACTTAACTGGTCTAAAATTATAGGGCTTGATGCACTCGGTGCAATGATTGATCGCGCCATAACAATCGTGGCTACAAAATGGCAAAGCTTAATTGATGGTTTGCCCATACCTGATTTTCTGTTATCTGCTGACACATCGGGTAACGAGTCAACCGATGCTGTTGGTCTGGGGGCAGTTGTGAGACCGCTAAGTGAGATTATCGGTTCGCAAGCTGCGCGCAATCTCAGCAGCACCCAAGGTGCTGTTAACAATACTAATATAGTTATTAATGTCAGTGGGGCTGCCAGCCCCGGTAGGACTGCTGACATTATCAAGCGTGAGTTGTCACTAGCGCAATCGCAGCAGGTTAATAGTCCGGGACTTAATGCCGCGGTGGTCAACTAAATGCCGATAGGGTTAATAGGGGTAGTCATAGGGTTATTTCGGGGCGGTCGCACACTGATTAGCACTCGCATAGACTTACGCCTACGCGAGACACATACGGGTGACGCAGAATTGACACAATTACCCATTGAAAGCGGTGCGGTTATATCCGACCACATCATTCGTCATCCTAACACGGTGACAATTGAGGCGGAAATATCAAATTCATTAGGTGCGCAGCCCGCCGAAAGTTGGGAAGAATTCCGCTCACAGCTAAATATGCGTGAGCTATACACAGTAGTCACAGCGCATGAAGTTTACGAAAACTATGCACTCACCGCACTCACCGGCGAAAACTCAGCACCTTTTAACGGTCGACTAAATTTATTGCTCACCTTCACCGAAGTCAACCTAACCCAAACAAGTGTGATATTAATCCCACGCGAAGACCTTGACCCGTCAGTTGATCGTGGTGCGTCGAGCGAGCTAGCTGGTGGTAGACAAGACAGTGTGACCGAGGGTGATGCACCGGCTCGGGTCAATGAGTCAATATTAAACAGGTTGTTTTCTAGATGACCCTGCAAGTCATACCGTTAACTGATGATGGGGCGAGGCTAGTCACTGTCAGTTTTATTGAGGGTGTCGGGGAATACCAGTTTCGCACGTCATTCAACAGCGCAATAAGTAAATGGTTGGTTGATATTCTTGACAGTGATGGTCGAGTGTTGATTGTCGGATTAAGTTTATTAGATCGCATAAATATAATTAGTGCATATCCACACCTAACTCAGCTGTTGCAGCAGATTCGGGTGACGGCGGAAAACCGGGGTACGGATACGCTCGGCAGCATTGCAGATGCTGTACAGTTTTTAGACTCCGAAGTTGTAACGATCGACCGAATCCCCGAACTCAGTGTGACTCTCAGCGATGTCGCTGAGTTAGCACCACCAACAGCCACATTTTCGGTTAATTTGATAAATATAACTCAAGGGGGTGTGGTGATAAGTACTCAAACATTTACACAACCCTCATCTAACCGGCGTATAGTAATAAGTAGGCCGACTGCCGGGGTATTGAGCACAGACATTATCGGTATTGAAATAATTGGTAATAGTTCGGTGGGTGAAATTATAGGAGAGCCATTTTTATTATGAAACTAGATTACAGTGAGGCTGTAAGCGGGGGATGGGGATATCAAAAATGACAATAGTCGTAGTAAATCAAGCAGGTGGTGCTGACTTTACAGACTTACAGACTGCTATCGATGCAGCACCGGCAACGCTTACAGAAATATACGAAATTCGGCTGGAGCCTGGCGATTACAATGGTGACATCGTTGTTCCCGCGCGATCAGGGGAGTCGGTTAATAACTACATTAAGATAACACACACGCCCAGCAATTATGCGACTGGGTTCGGCCTTGGTGCACACATAACAAGCAGTGACGGCGGGCACACGAACACAATAAACGGGAATTTTGTTGTGTACGAAGGTATTTCAATAACTAATGCGAGCATATCTGGAAATTCAGACGAAGCATTTAGATTGTTGGGTACTGAATTGTTGCTGCAACGTTGTTTTGTTGACGCCGAAAACGATATTAGACAACAAGACGCTGTATATTTTGGTGGCGCTGGGGACGAGAGTTTAACTATGATCAACTGCGCGGTGAGAGGATTTTCTCGTTCCGCGGTTCACATGCAAAGAAGATCTACATCTTCGCCGACGACTTATAATTTAAATCTGTTCCACAACACGTTTATTGATAACGGTATACAGACGACAAACGAAGATGACTCCGGCGGTATCTCTATCGATGTAACGCGCGACCCAAGCGCAAACATCCCCATGAGCGCCGTAGTTGCTAATATTAACGCTTACAATAATATTGTAATCAACGCGCAAGGATTTAACACAAGGGCCGACGCAAACACTACGATTGATACGTTTGCACTGGAGTGGCGCAACCTTTCCGGCGCAGACGCAAACGAAGAGCTTGCTACTTACAACTGGACAGGCGGTGGCAATGTCTCAGGTCAAGACGATTCGGCGCAAGATAAATTTGGCGTAGCAGATAATTTTGTAAATATTGGTTTAGTCGATACAGCGCCGGTTGCGGGTGAAAATGTTTTTGTCACTGACATTGCAGCAAATGACTATTCGATAGCGGGTGAAAATGCAAACACAATAACGCAAAACGGTATAAGCATCCCGACGCCAACAGACCCGCGCGTAAACTTGATGGTGGACATGTTAAATACCAACCGGGGTACAATCGGTACAATTGGTGCATTCGAGTTTTCCGGGGTTGCCCCACCCATAACCCGCTCGACTCCATTATTTAAAACTAATATAATAGGGCATAACTTATTTAAGGGTCAGACACTATGACGGACAAAATTAGAGAATTGGGTGAGGTAGTGGCCCTAGCATTTGCATCAAATACAGCTGATGGTGACCAAGGCGATGGTACATCACCCCTGATTTATATCCGACGAAAAGGTGATGCGGCAACTACCCCACCTATTGCAATACTGACGCCGTTTTTACTAACTAATATCGCCTACCCTAACGGTGCATATGAGGTGTTAGTTCCTACCGACGTGGGGTATACGGCCGGTGAGTACACGGCCTACTGCTCGATAACCATTTCAGCACTCAACCCTGTAGGCATTGCCGCTGAATTTGAATTGACCGCTGTAAATGTAGAGCAGGGTGTTGTATTGATAAACACTGTGGTTTCAGCAGTGATAAGCCCCACTGTTGTTACGCTCACTGACGGTAGTACGTTTGATGCGTCCTATCCAACCGGCAGTGATGTTATTATCGCTAACTCTAATTCCCCTGAGAATATCAGCATCGGTTCTTTAGTTTCATACGTTGCTAGCTCAGGTCAAATAACTTTAAGTAGTAACCCAACACCATTTGTTATTGCAGTTGGTGATAGTGTTAGGATTATACTAGCTGCCGAAAATGTCGGTACTCCGGCGGGTGGTTCCGGGGGTGGGCTTAATTTTGAAGTCAATGCTGACAATACCGGGGGTGCGCTAAATGCTGTTAGTTTTGTTGGAACTCAAACCAATACATTTGTGGACACCCATTTTATTGGCGGGAATGACCATATTATTGATGATGCCGGTGGTGCTATTGATATCGTTTATCAAATCTCAGTGGGTGGTTCGCGAACCGCAAGATCAATAACTTTTACAGGTCGATTGAATGGTAATAATGATACCTTAAATTTCTCAGTTTGGAATGGTGCAACTTGGGATGCGTACGGTGAATTATTAGGTCAGCCCGGAACCACTAACACAGTTAGGGTTCTAAATTTACTCTCTAGGCACACCGGGACTGGTGATGATATCGGGTTAGTATTTGTGCGACTTGAGGGGTCTGGGTTGACCGGCGCAACGCTAATGGTTGATGAGTTGCTCACAGAAGGTGTGGCGTCGCAGCAAATTATCGGTTATGTTGGTGGGCAGGTGTGGATTGACACTAACCGAAATAATACTGGAACCGTGTTGTATAATGACGGTACTTTTGATAATCCAGTTAGTGTGTTAATCTCCGCGCGGGCGATTATGGATTCGTTAAACAGCACCCTGTTGCACTCATTGCCGGGGTCTACTTTTACGCTCGACCAGGATTATAGTGGTTTTGAGTTTTTTGGTCACGATTACACCGTCGCATTGG